GGGAATATGCACGAACGCCGGGCGACACCCCCCGCCGCTTCCGCCTTTTGGCTGTCCGTCAACGGCTTTAAGCCCTGACGCAAACCGTCGTATTGATGTTGTTGACGATCAAAGGCATCAGGAAATTTTTGCAAAATCATTCCCCGGATTTCTTCCCGCGACATATCGTCTGGAAAACGGACTTTTTGTCCGTCCGGCATTCTTACTATCGGCATTTTTTAATCTCCGTAAAATAGTTTGAAAAATCAACCACGTTATCAGCAGCCATGTCAGAAACTGACAATTCATGTATTTTTTCAGCAGCTTCTGTCATATAATCCAAAGCGCCCAAAATCTCTTCTGCCGAACTGTTTTCGTTTAATCCGGCAGTAGCCATTTCTATTTCCCGGGCCGTATTGATTCCGCTTTGTCCGTTCGCTTTTGCCTGCGCAATCAAATCGTTGCGGATACTGCCAAGGTTGCGGATAACTTCGCCGCGTTTGCGCAAATTGTCGGCATTCATACCAAGCGTTCCGCCGGTATACCGCGAAACGGCCGCACTGATCGGCGCATACGGTCCGACTAAATTCGGATTTTCTTCGACCAGATTTTTCAGATTATTCAAATTATGAACAGCAGTTTGGTAATTTTTCTCCGCATTGGCAGCCGTTTTTCGCTGATCAGCCGCGTTTTTCCCAGCCTGCGCCAAATATGCATCGTCATATTTTTTGTTCCCGGTCATCACATAACCGTTAACAACATCCCCCGGCTGATAGCCGGCATTCTGAACCGACTGTTTTGCCATCAACAACGCCAAATCGTTTTGAAACCGTCTTTCTTCGTCTTCCAGTTGGCGATTTCTTTCCTCCGCCCTCAAACCCGCTTCGTAAGCTCTGACATCTTCGCGAAGATCGGCAGCATATCGGCGTTCATCCTCTTTCCTGCGATCATATAGACCTTCATCATAGGCACGCTGCGAGGAAAGCAATGCTGCATCATAATCCCTTTGATCCTGTAGCTGCCTCGCGGCATAATCGCGGCTGTCTTCAAGGCGTTTCCAATAACGCCCATTGTTTCTCGCGTCATCTTCCAAAGCCCAGCCGCGGTTTTGAAGAGCCTGCTTGTCCGCGAAACTTCTTGCCTCCTCCGCCTGATTTGCCTGAAATTCCCGGCCGAGTTCATTTTGACGGGCGGCGTTTGCCCAGCCCTCACGGGTAAAAGCCTGCCCGGCATCCCGGTCTTCAACCGCCCACTCTCTCGCCAGATTGTCTCTTTCCTTTGCATACTGGTTCCTGATTGCCAGTTGCTGCAATGTTCGCTCAAATGCCGCATTTGCCGCTTCTTTCTGCGCTTCAATCTGCCGGTTGAACATATCCGTTCTGAAATCCCTGTCCCTTTGTTCTTTGGCCAGAGCGTCGGCGCGTTCCTGCTGCTTTAAGGCCAACCGATTGGCATATTGCCGGTTTTGGTTTAATGTACCGACCGTATTGCCGGCGCCGATAACCCCGTATCCGAGCGCATCCTGCAAGTTACCGCCGGTCAGGCCAACGCCCAAAGCCGTTCCCAAACCGCCCCAAAGCGTACGCCCTGCGTCTGAACCGGCAAAGTTTTTGAAACGTCCCCATGCGCTTTGCGGACGCGCCTGTTGCTGCTGCCTCTGCCGCTCTTCCGCCATCCGCAAAACATTGTCTACCGGCGTCGGATCGTTGACGTCTCCGGTTTCGGCAATTCTGTACATTCTGCTTAAATCCATGAGAAAAAAACTCCATAAAAAAAGCCCTGAACCCCAACGGGCGCAAGGCTTGACACAGTATTACTTTTGTCTTATAAAAGAAAAGTCCGTTGCACGAACAACGGACAAATTCTTTAACCTGAAAGGGGTTAAAACCCACTTTAACCACTTCATGCGTTAAAGATAGCCTATTTGGCACAAAAAGTCAATAGGTTTTGGGTTTTCCCCTTTCATTTTACGAAAGGAAAGATTATGAGAATAAAAATTATTCTGATAATTCGGAAAATCCGATTTTTCCTGTCAATAAAACGATAGGAAAAGCAAGGGGCGGAGAAATCCGCCCTTTGTTATTACTTAAGCGCCCAGTTGGTCAAAGCCTCCCCGCCGGGACCGCCAAAATATCCGCCGGCAATCGTCCCCGCCGCGTTGGCAATTCCGCTCCACAAATTATTATTGTTGCTGTTGGCCAGTGCGTTCTGGTAAAGATTATTGCTCGCCTGATTGGCGGAACTCATCATATTATAAGGTACCTGATAATAGTTCATCAACTGGCTTAAAACATTTGCAACCCGGCTGTCTTCGCTGTTCATCAAATCAAGCTCGGCATCCGTCAGCTTGTTTGCCAGCTGGTTTGACATCTGGTTAATACTCGATCCGCGGGTCAAGCCTCTTGACGAAAGCGGGCTGATAATGTTGTTTTCAAGCGACTGGTTTGCCGCGTTGGCGAGCTGCTGCTGCCGGTTCTTATAGCTCTGGCTGTCATAGGTCGGACTGACAAGCTGCTGCAGATATGACGGGATCGCCGAAGTCGTCTGATTGACAAGCTGTGTTTCAAACGAAGACGGGTTATAAAACGTCCCGTTTTTATTTGTTGTCGAATTGCCGTAAAGGCCGCCGGTGTTGTAAGTTTGTGATTTTGTTTTGTTTCCGGAACTCATTTTTGTAATCTCCTTAAAAGTTTCTTTTTTCTGTCCACCCATTCAAAACCTGCCTTTTTCAGGCAGATAACGGCGTTTAAGTGCCTTGTGTCGGCATAAACGACAGGGAACATATCCGCCGCCTGTCGAACTGCGTCCACGCATTCGCGATGTTTTTTGCGCTTAGCATATCCACCCAGATAAAAAAAGTCATCGGCCTCGCTTTGATAAACAAAAACCGACCCGATATAACCGTCTTTATCGTAAACGTTAAAAAAACGGCTATCTTTGATTAACCGTTCAAAACCGTTGACATCGTCGAGATTTTCTTTGTTTTTCTCAAAGCCCCGGCACGCTTCTTCCCTATCAAAAAAAGGACTTTCCTTGCCAACCAGAAAAACCATCTTTTACCCCAGCGTCTTTGTCTTAACCTTAACACGTTTCAGCTCCAGCCGCTTAATACCGAACTCCTGCCCGGCCTCGCTGGTGTAAATTCTTATCTGCAACTGTTTGAAATGCCTTAAACCAGCAAGGTTGAACATCACCGTATTACGATTCTTGTCAAACCACATTCCGCCGGCCGCGTCGTTTTTATCTTTTGCCCACAAGCCGCCGTTTTCATCGTCCGAGCTTAAAGCCCAGATCAAATACCCTTCGGAAGTTTTAACCACCCTTTTGGTCTGTTTTCTTTCCGGGTTATCGTCATAGGTCAACTCAATGAAAAAATCGTTTTCCTGATTAAAATCAAGCGTCAGAATAAGCGGCATTTTCGGCACCTTCATATTACTGTCGGAACCGACGTTGATAATGTTTGCCAGATATTCGGCGCCGATAAATTCGCCGGCAAAATTTGCGGTCTGATATTCGCGCAAAACATTTTTGCCGCTCGCGGAATAAAAAACGCTGCCCGCCGGCATCAATGCCCGGATGTCGTCTTCGGCCTGCCGCTCCACCCATTCCGATTTCAGATAATCGTAAATCAGAATCCTGTCGCCGTTTAAGTACGGCAGCTTAAACCAGATTTCCGAACGGTCGCCGTCAATAAAACTGACCGTTTCGATCTCATCAAGACGGGTTGCGTCAATCCGGTCAAAAAACTCAATCACATTATCCGCCAGCCCGTTTGTCGGTCTTGTCTGCCCGACGTCGATCAGATAATAGGCAAAAACATTTTTGGCCTTTGCGTCAAAATAAAACAGTTTGTTGTCAAATTTGATCACCGACTTAAAACCTGCGCACCCGCCGCCAGACGCCCCGCTGCGTTGGAACGACGTCGCATCGCCGGGATTTCCGGTATAAGCAACCGAATAGCTGTCGGTAAAGACAATCAGCGAATTGTTATAATACGCCATTGCCGTCACATCCCGATCAAGCTCCTGATAGGCCGGTTCTGTCGTCAAATCGGGATCTGAAGTCCCCCAGGTAAAAATATCCTGTGTTTTTGACCAGTGCACGCGGTTCTGACAGTTGGTTACCAGCCGCCCGTCGTAAGATTCCAGACAAAGCCCGCGGATGGTTCTTTGCTCGGCATCTTTCGCGTCAATTTCCTTAACCCGGTCGCTTTCGTTCTCTTGCTGCATATTAATAGCAATATACGAAACACCCCCGTTGAAAAGACAAACCAGTCGTAAAACCCGTTGGCTATTGTGATCGCATTGGCCGCGCCGGTTACGGTCAGCCCGCTTTTTAAGGCGGTATAGGTGCCTTCGACCTCATCAAACAGGTAAATGTAGCCTTGAGTATCATCAACGGCATAGACAAAGCGGTAAGTCACCCTGTTTTGCACGCTTTCCCATTGTCCGATGATTTTGTTCGGACAAGCGGAAACAATCTGGTTTCCGGCCGCCGTAAAAATACCGACATTATTGCCTTTTTCGGTATAACGCAGCTCGGTATTGCGGCAAGTAACGGCCGAAAGCACCGCACCCGACACAACATCGACAACCGGATTAACCTTGCGTATCCCGCGAAAATTTTGTATTGCCAAATCCATCTTTTAATCTTTCGCTATATCATCAGCTTTGGCGCTCTTTTAATACCTGCAATGTCCAGCAAATTATACCACGCCTCCCGGAACTCCCGCTCATACGGCTGATAGTTTTCGTCCGTTTCGTCGGCGATCAGATAAACCATAGACTTCGTATAAAGACAGTGCATAAACAAGTCTTCGATTGCCGGATTGTCCGGAATATTGACCACGTCGTCCAACTCTTCAAGGTTAAATTTCTCATTGCCGGCCGCGTCGCGCGCTTTCATATTGTTGGCATAGCGATAAAAAAAACTATATTCCCGGTCCGGCGCCGGCCACAAATGGACAACCGCCCCGTTATCGCCGAAATCCGCCCAGTAAAGTTCCGGACGGCCGGTTTTAGACATATCCAGCAGATCGCCGTCTTCCGGCGCGATTTTTTGCAAATAACGGCTGCCGTCTTGCATCCACATTTGCAAGATATCGCCGTTTGGCGCCGGAAAAGCGTTTTCCTTGGTGGTCAATCCGCCTTTTTTTATGCGAAAAGGAAAATCTTTTAACCCGAAGATATAAGAATTTGCTTGGCGTACTGCCAGTTTGACGTTGTCCTCGACCTCGGCAAATGCCTCTTCCAGAACGACCGTCGACCATTTAAGGTTGGAAACGTCTTTGACAATCTGCTGAAAATTCCTCATTTTTCCTCACTTTTCTATTTGCGGGCAAAAACAAAACCGGTTACGCTTTCAATACGCTTAACGCCGTTTTTGGCCTTTTTTTTGTCCTCTCCGTTCATCAGTGCTTCCGCCATCGGACCGCGAAAAACGGAAGTTCCGCAG